TAATGTGGTCGATGAAGCAAATCTAAAGGTATCCAACGATCCCACTAATGGGTATGTTTTGACCGCCCAGTCCGGCAATACTGGTGGCTTAACATGGGCGGCAGCAGGTGGAGGGGGTGGAGGGGGTGGAATATCGTTTGATGGTTCAACCGCAAATGGTATTTTAACATATAAAGATTCTGATGAGGCAACAGTAGAATCTAATTTAACATATGATGAACAATCACAACAACTTAGTTTGGATGGTAATATATCAATAACACGAGTATTCATTGGTGATAATTGGACATTTGATTTTACGGCAGGAGCCCAAGAAGATTTATGGACATGTAAAGATGTTAGTAATAATCCGACAGCACATGGACTTTCAGTAAATGATGCTATTTCATTTACAACAAGTGGTGGAGGTTCTGGTAATTATAGTGTAAATAAACTATATTATGTATTATCGGTCCCATCAACAACAACTGCGACATTATCGGGAACATATAATGGTAGTGTAGTTGAAGGTTCATCTGACTCAACTAATGGCTGGAAAGCAATTAAAGTAGGTGAATCTGTTGGGACTAATTGGACATTTGAGTTTACGGGAGGAGCCCAAGAAGATTTATGGACATGTAGAGATGGCAGTAATAATGCGACAGCACATGGACTTTCAGTAAATGATAATATTTTATTTACAACAAATGGTGGAGGAGCTAATAAGTATTTTACCGATAAAGTGTATTCTGTTGTCGAAACTCAGTCAACATCAACAGTAAGATTATCAAAATGGCCTGAAGGTTCTGTGTTAGAAAGTGATAATGATTCAAGTGGAAATTGGCACGCTATAAAGATAACAAATTATTCATTAATATTAAATAATCAAATAGACTTAATATCAACACAAGAAGTTAAAATAAATAGTAAAATATCTACAGCAAATACAGCAATAAATTTGTATGCTGAATCGGGAGGTATAACAATAGCCGCAGGAAGTAATAATAAAGATATATATATAAAAAGTAGTCCATTAAGATTACAACAAATATCTGCTCCATCTACAACAACTGACAAACTTTATAATACTAGTGGTAATTTGACATGGAATGGTGTTAAATTCTCATCATCATTTACTGATACTCCAAATGGATTAAGTGGGACTGGTAGTTTAGCACAAACATATGTTACATATAATGGTGGCGAAATAATAACTGATATAATAATTGATATAACTGGATTAACTGCTGGCGAGGTAGACAGTGGTGGCAATCAAGCGGAACCTAAAGTTTTAGGAGTTTCATCTGGTTCTCAAAAATATATAACTCAAATAACAGATGGTATTAATGGACAAATATATAAAGCTGAAGTAATAAGTATAGAAGATAAATCTACATATAATTTTGATGTATTTGTAATGTTTTCACCTGTTTCTTCCCTCGCTCTACACGACGATGCGTCAAATGGAAATAATGGATCTATTGGTTTTTTGTTTGGATTGTCTAGTAGTCCTAAACAAATAATAAATAATATATCTTCGCAAACTGATACTATAAATAATTATCTACCATTTAAATATTCTAAATACGATACCACCAATACTCAATGGAATGATGTAGCTGGAATGAATAGTATAGAAACTACAACTACATCATCATCTTCTTCAAGCAAAACATTACAAATAACAAGTTCCACAGATATACAGGTTGGAATGAGAATTACTGGTATGGGAATATCTGGTATAGCCCTTGTTGATGCTATAAATAGTAATACATTAACATTATCAACATTTCAAAGTATATCTAGCGACATAACCGTGTATTTCGAGTCATATAATAGTACACTGAAAGATAAATATTTATATATAACTACAACATCGTATGGAGAACAAAATTCTACCATGTTTACATCCGGTAAATGTAAAATAAAATTATATGGAATACCAGTATAAAAGAAATTATTATTTTTAATATATCTTAATAGTATGAATTTAATAGAACTACCAATTACTATATTAGATAACATTATCGGTAACATTAATGATACCGAAACATATTCAAATATAAGACTAACATGTAAATCGTTTTATTATTTATTGCGAGAAATCAAACGCTTTTATAAAAATAAAATATTAAAAGAATTATTTATATTTAAAAATGGGATTCTTCATGGATATCATATTAAATGGTATGTCAATACCAGAATAATGTCAATGGCATTTTACCAAAAATCTAAAAAGGAAAATGAATATACTGAATATTATTCAAGTGGAAATCTAAAATTAGTTCAAAATTATTACAATGGTCTTTTACATGGTGAAGAAAAAGCTTATTCAAATTACGAACAAGCATTGTTAAGAAAATGTGAATATAGTAATAATATTAAGATCAATACTGAACATATATACAATACAAATGGAGAAATCGTATTTGAAAAAAAATATTTAAGCGATTCAATCGTACTCATAAAATATTATACAAAACTAAAACATATTACAGGTACATTTATTAATGGTATACTACATGGTAAACATATTACTGTGTATTACGAAAATAATGTTATATTAAACTACAACAAAATCATCAAAATCTATGACTATGGAGAACTAACTTCGGTCACTAAATACAAATACAACAATTTAATTGAAAAAATAAATATTAAAAATGGAAAAAAGAATGAATGGGCATTTAAATGGGATAATAACCACCATTTAAAATCATTATGTTATTACAAAGATAATAAATATAATGGTAAATTAAAATTATGGAATAAAAATAGTGTAGAATCATTAGATTTAATAAAAAATATTCCATCTGGATTTTATAAATCCAAATCGCAATTTATAAACAAAATAATACCATATTTAAATAATAATATTAATGGCTATGTTTTAGAAACTATACACACAATCAACATAAAATATTTAATAAAATTTAAGCATGGTTTTTTTGACCATATAATAAAAAAATCAACATCAAATTATCATATTGAAATATTTTTAGATAACGATTATTTTAGTTACACCAAATATAACTCAAATCATCAAAAATGTTATGATTTAAAACTAATCCAAAATTATATAACCTTTTCAGCATACAATACTTACAACGAAAAAATATACGATTATTCAAAAATATTGTACGATTTCACCCCTGAAACTTATATTTAATTATTAAATAATATAAAGAATTATCTAGTTAAATATATAGACTAATGACGTTAATTGATGACTATCTTGGTGAACAAGATAAATATACACAAAAGTATGGTGAACGAACTATAGTGTTAATGCAAGTCGGTCATTTTTACGAGTGTTATGGTGTAGATAATGAAAATGAAAAATCAAACAGTACTAATTTATACACTTTATCTAATATATTGGACATTCAATTAACTCGAAAAAATAAAAACATTAAGGAAAGTTCTAGAAAAAATCCACTCATGATTGGTGTCAATATTTTTTCAGTAGATAAATATATTCAACTCCTTATTAACAACAATTATACCACTGTATTGATAGAACAAATCAGTGACCCCCCATTTGTAGAACGAAAGGTTACTAATATATATAGTCCTGGGACAAATGTTAAGTATAATTTAAAAGGAGATACTAATAATTTGATGTGTATTTATGTGGAAAACTCAAAACCACTTAATTATTCCAAAAAAATAATGTGTATTGGGGTTTCTGTGATAGATTTATCGACTGGAAAAAATAGTGTTCATGAAATATTTTCAAAACAAAATGATATTAATTATGGACTTGATGAAATATTTAGATTTGTTCAAACCTACGATCCAAAGGAAATAGTATTTGTCAAAAAAAACATAGATTATTCAAACAGTTTTTTAACCAATTATTTGGATTTTTCGCAACGTGTTGTACATTTTAAGGATGCTGGGACAGTTGTTGATTCATGTTATTTTGATATTCACTATCAATCTGCCTTACTAGAAAAAATATTTAAAAATCCTGGATTGCTATCTATTATTGAATATTTAGATTTAGAAACATACCCATTTGGATTAATTAGTTATATATTAGTATTAGATTTTGCCTACGAACATAGTTCAACTATTGTATCAAAAATAAGCAAACCAGAAATAAAGCATTCTAAAAAATATATGAATTTAACAAACAATACCATTAATCAATTAAATTTAATACATCACCATTCTCAAGGCATCGTTTCAACCAAATTTAATTCATTATTTTCGGTTGTCAATAATACAAGTACCCCAAATGGTAAAAGGTTGTTACGAGATAAATTGTTAAACCCAGTAATAGATCCAATATATTTAAATAGTCAATACGATTATATTGAATCAATGATGAAACCTAACAATTGTTCTTACAAAGTATATGAAAATTGTTTAATAAAAATTCAAGACCTTGAAAGGATACATCGAAAAATAGCTTTACAAATCCTTCAGCCATCGGATTTTACTGGTATTGATTTTTCGTATGAACATATTAATAAAATGCTATCTATTGAAAATAAGTGTCTAAATAGTCTTAAACCATCAAAGGAAACTATAGTAAAATACAATGACTTCATTAAAACATATACTTCCGATTTTAACATGAATGAGATTGTTAAATTCCATATTGATAAAATAACGTCTTCTTTTTTTAATAAAGGTGTTGTGACAGAGATTGATGATGTACAAACCAAAATAGACAATTGTCATTTTATATACAATAAATTGATTAATAAATTATCGCATTATATAGATGTTACTAAAGGGACTATGTTAAAATTAGATTGTAATGATCGTGATGGCTATTATATAGCATTAACATCAAAACGAAGCGAGGTACTCAAAAAAGAATTAAAAAAACAGAATTATCCAACACTAAATATAAAATTTTCAAATAAACATATTGAGTTTGACACATCTAATCTAGAATATAAAGTGGCAACAAAACCAAATGTCAAAATTATGAACGAGTATTTGAAAAATCTATCGCACAAATTAAAGCACTACGAAATGTCACTTCATACACTATGTAAAAACAAATTTTTAGAAAGACTTGAATATTATGATTCTGAATATGGCGAAACCTTAAAAATAATAACCCAATATGTATCCGAAATAGATTGTATTAAAAGTAATGCTAAAACAGCATCAATGTATGGCTATGTCCGTCCAAACATAGATTCTACACATGAACATAGTTTCATAAATACACAAGAGATTCGTCATCCAATCATAGAACGCATCAATACAGAAACAAATTATGTTCCAAATGATGTTAAGATTGGGATAAATAATAATATTACTGGTATGCTTCTTTTTGGAACTAACGCGTCTGGAAAAAGCAGTTTAATGAAGGCGATTGGACTAAATATTATAATGGCACAAGCAGGATTTTTTGTTGCCGCAAAGAAATTTTGTTTTTCTCCATATGAATATTTATTTACACGCATTAATAATAATGACAACATCTTCAAAGGAGAGTCATCATTTGCGGTAGAAATGGGCGAATTGCGAAGCATTTTGAAACGAGCCAACAACAAAAGCTTGATATTAGGGGATGAACTGTGTTCTGGGACAGAAAATATTTCGGCATTGGCTATTTTTTCTTCGAGTGTTATTAAATTAGATGAACGAAAAAGTAATTTTGTGTTTGCTACACATTTACATGACCTGTGTAAAATATCACAAATAAACACATTAGAATCTATTAAAATGTTTCATCTAAAGGTATTATTCAATGAAGAAACTGGTGAATTAATGTATGATAGAAAATTGGAACCTGGAAATGGACCAACAATATATGGTCTTGAAGTGTGTAGGGCTATGGATATGGATAATGATTTTCTTAAATTATCTGAACAAATCCGTAAACAAATATTGGGAAAGTCCGAAACCTTGATTGAACCAAAAAAATCGGTTTATAATTCCCAAGTGTATGTTGATGATTGTAATATATGTTCCGAAAAAGCAGAAGATGTACACCACATTAAATTCCAATGTACTGCAAATGATAATAATATAATTGAATCACATATTGTAAAAGATGTTAAATCTAATTTAGTTCCATTGTGCAAAAAGTGTCATAACGCGGTTCATAATGGTAATCTCATAATACGCGGCTACAACAAAACAAGCAATGGTGTCCAGCTTGATTTCGAACACATTTCGCAAAGTAAATTAATGGAAAAACGAACCCAAAATAAAAAAATAGATCAAAATCAAATTATGATTATTACTAATTTGAAACGTGACAATTCAAAAATAACAACAAAAAATGCCTTAGCCTTTTTAGAGAAAAATCATGATATTAAACTATCGGGTTCTACCTATAGTAAAATTATTAAAGGGAAATATTAAAATATGATATAGTTTTATTCAATTTTATGTATTTCATAAAATTGAATAAAAGATTTTACAGATTGTATAAGTACAATACAAAATGAATACCAAACTGATTACTTACATTACTCTTTGTTATATGATTTTGCCATCAATGGCAAAATTTGGGTTTCCAGATAATGTTGATTTTCATACTAAAATTTATAGTAGATATAATTGTTCTACAATTCCGTTTAAAAATTATACTCTACAACATATGTGTTTTAAAACAAACATTGTGGATGGATATCCACAATGTTGTCATGAATTGTTTAATGATATTAGTGTTTTCCCAAACTCAACACTTGGTCAATGTATCGATACAAACATGACATTTACTAATAGAATGGCTGTAAAATATGATTGTAATATGACAAATTTTAAAGATTTTAGTATAGAAGAAACCTTTTCATATATTGGAATTATCTTGACATTCTTACTAGCAATTACTGTTATTATGAGTTGTGGTTGGTGTTTGTGTGGTGGAAATAGAAAAAGATATAACCCCATTTAATTTAATAGTATGTTAATCACTTTTAGCCCATATCATCCATAATTCTAACCATTTATGTAAATCATCATTAGTATAATTTCCAGATTCATGTATTATTAGTTCATCCATATATTTAGATGTCATTATATTTTTTTGTTTTTTATCTTTAAATATGTTATTTTGTGTTACATTTTGTATTAAATCATCTTCATAATCACTAATTATTTCGCCTAGACACATACATTGCGCCCATCCATCCCATTTATGTCCACAATTATCACACGTTATATGATCGTCTTCTAATATATGATTAAATTCAAGAATATCAAACGGAGTTTCGATAATGTGTGTAATTTTGGTTTGTTTAACCATAATTGTAAAATGTAAAATGTAAAATTAAAAAAAATCAATTTTATTATTTAAAATATCTGTGTTTTTTTTGACTTCCACCATTCTTGAAACCATGTTTTTTACTTATGTATCCACCACCACTTTTAGCATTAATCGGATTGTCATTAGTGACTTGTCCAAGTTGTTGCATATTCATACCATCCACTTTCCCATGTAGTTGGGCATGTAGTATAAAATGACCCGCCGTGGGCACTTCTAATTTTAATTTTAATTTAGATGTATCTGTACCGCTTTCATTATTATTAATTGTAACATCCTTCCATTCTTTCTCGCTTAAATCATTAATATTCATAACTGTCCCATTGATGGGATTAAGAACTTTATATAAGCCCTTTCCTTTCTTATAAAATCCCTGTATTAACGGTTTATCTTTGGGGCATACTTGAATATTTTTCCTTTTTTCTGTCTTTTGTTGGCAGATTTCTATTCTTTTTGCTTCAGTTTCAAATGCTTTTGTCGTTCCCTTTTTCCGGACTTCTAAATTTGTTTCTAATTGTTTTTTCATATTCTCAACATTTTGGTTCAACTTAGTTACTATAGTTTGTCCCTCTCTCTCTCTCTCTCTCTCTCTCTCATTGACCGTGTCACTAGTAGGAGAATAAGGCAGAAATGTTTTTGGCGTTTTCGCACCTGTATATTCTATATATTTAATACCATCATTCCATGTCGATAATTTCAATGACGATTCTTCTTCCTTCTTAAACATATTATAGAGGGTTATTTTTTCATTAATCTCTCCTTTCTCTTCTCCCCCCCACCCATCGTCATTAATTATATTTATTATTCCTAATTCTGATTCAATGTATGTATTTATTAATTTAACCAATTCTATTTGCCAAGTCACATCCTTCCACAGCTTATCGCTTGGGTCTTTCACCGAAGACAAACCATCTCCTGTTGTTTTACATGTTGTATTATTTCGCCGATATGAATTTAATACCTCCAAAACCTTGTTATGATTACTCGATAATTGTATATTCATAGATTCGAAATAAGAATTAACCATTTTTATAAAAACACACATTGGGTTTTCACTGTCTCTTAATAATTTCATTATGACGTCTTTATCCACCTCCTCGGCCGCCAAGTCTTCACCGCGAGCTGGCGCACCTTCGGCAGTATCGTCATCATCGTTGTCGGACGACAGTTTAAAGCGGTTGGATCCTTTTCTTCCTCTTTTAGATTTGCTTTTATCGTCCCACTTCTCCCACCATCTTCCTGTAATTTTTGCTTTAATTTCTTTTAACACGTCTCCAAAATCAGACGAATCTTGATCCTTCGGAAAATTCCAACCGTTTCCCTCCTTCCTTTCCTTAAACTCTTTATCTTCAGGAAAAAATAATTTAACTATATTATTATAATAATCTTTAATACTTTTTCCCACATCCGGATAATACCAAGGGTTGAAAGATATAAAAGGAAGATACTGTAATGTATCTTTCAATTTACTCTCAATCTCTTCCAAGTCCGTAACACCAGCCGTGTCCATAATAATTTTTTTACGTTTTAGTATTATTATTTTACCTATAAAATCAAAACATTGTTTACGATATTTATTAATTTCTTTAGTTTTGTGACGTTCAACAGTGGAGGAAGGGACGTAGTTCAATTCCTTCAATTCTTTCTTTATTTGTTCCGACACACTTTTTATTTCATTGTGTAGCTTCTTGACTTCATCATTAAATGGTTTTGTATCAATGCTGCCGCCGTCATTTGACCCGACATTTACCTTATAATTCGGTATTGTTATGTTCACACAAATTGGTAAATGATCTGATGGACACAATTCATTTGGTAACACATCATCAATCACGGAATTTGTAGCTTGTTTATAATTATTTAGTAATTTATCTTCGATTTCTTTTGGACCTAATATATATCCATTTGTCTCTGTCTTTTTGGGGCCTTGGAGTTTTATTTCATCAATGTTAGTTCCAAATATCCAATCTATTAATTGTAGTTCATGTTCATTTACCTTCAATGGTTGGTTAGATCCTAATCCACGCATTTTGTTAACAGAATACATTTTGTTTTTTGTACTCGTTTCCTTTAAATCCTCCCAATAAGTATTGTATTTTTTTTCTATATCTTTCCATAGTGGTCCTTCGAGGACTTTATCCTCTTCCTCCTCCTCCTTCCCTTCTTTTTTCTCCACCTCTTTAGTCTTGAGTGCAGCATCAGTTAATTCATCAGCAGGGCCACCCGTTGTTTTCTCTCCATCCCTTATACTCCAACCATTCGTTATGTTGCCGTAATTTATATGACTATTTGCATCCATTGAATATATTACAGATGTCTCAATGTTAGCGTAGTTTTTCACAAAAGCATTCACCGCCTTTTTCACAAATTTCCATTCCTTCTTTCGGGCGACTTCATCCGTTCTACCAGATGATAAATGTGTTCCAACCACAATAAATCTATTACATGTGTTCCTTTCCTCAAGTAAAACAATTACACCTCCTTGACTTTTATGTTTCCCTTTTTTTGTTTCGTTGGAAATATTAAATAAATTAATTTTAAGACATACATATTTTATAGCATTCCAATAAACAGTAGTACCATCATGTCTCATTCCGTTCCCTTGTGTAACACAATTTGAATTAGTTTTATATTTTCTTGCTATTGATGAATTATATATATTTCCCTCCTCCTCGTGCTTAAGGGCAAGTTCACTCTGATATTTCACTCTGTTTTTTTCAAATTCATCAGCTTTGTTATCGCCATTAGACATTTCTGGGTTGACATTAGTAGTATCAATAAATTGATATGTACTCCCGGAGTTCATGTCTTCCATAAAATATGTTACATCTGCAGCTTTTTCATCTATCTCACATGTATACAATAGATGATCTTGTTGACTGGAACCATTGTCTTGTTCACTGGCAAGTTTTTCTTGTTGACTGGAACCATTGTCTTGTTCACTGGGATTTTTTTCTACTTTAAACCAATTATTAGGTTTATTTACAGTAATAATTTCTCCGCCATTAATCTTAAAATTTAATCCATAATTATAAGATGACCAATTGCCATATTTTTTTTCCTCTTCCCAATTTGTTGCATTTTTATCTCCTATAAAATTATCAGTATGTGTTTCCATAAAATCATCTTCGACAAATACAAGTATATCTGGGCATTCATGTTTAATCATATTCATAATTTTTTCTTTTCGGAAACCCTTTGTAGCATCGGATGTGGCTTCGCCAACAATATCTGTCAACGGTTTTTGAAATGGACCTTCTTTATCAACACCAACCAATTTTTGTAATGCATCCCATCCTGCCTCTTCACTATTATTATTATTTTCGGCTTTTTCTGGTAAATTTTCAATAATGTATTTACCTTCTTTATTTTTTTTTTCCTTCAAGTTATACATCAAATTAGTATTGGGTTCATCACCTTTGGGTAATTTCTGTATCAGTTTACTTTTAACATAAGTATCCATCCAATATTCATCATATATACTTATTTTTTTTCCGAAACCTTGTTTTATTTTGGGGTGTATTAATTTTTGAACTAATAATAATTCTTTATTATCGTTAGGATATCTTTTAATCTCAAACATTTGAGAACCATAAGTAGAGGTTATCTTAATAAGTGGATTATCCACTGAATCATCATCAACAGAAATTGGTGGTATATTCGCCGGTGAAGCACCAGCATCACCACCAGCAGCATACAACTCCTTAATTACAGCTTCACGATGCTCTATATCATTTGATATATGTGTAGCACCAATACCAAATTTACCATTTATAAATTCTGCTTCATTCAATATTTTATTCGCTTCGGCCCTTTTGACCTCTGTAAATTTTGTTGGATTATTATTATTGGCATTATTGGCGGCAATATTGGCATTATTGGCATTATTGACGGCAATATTGGCAATATTGGCAGTATTGACATTATTGGTATTATTGGCATTATTGGCATTATTGGCATTATTGGTATTATTGGTATTATTGGGGGGCTTAGCTGCGGTAATTTTGTTCATATCCTTTCCCACCATAAATCCGTCATTTGATAATCCTTGTGCTAAAAGATTCATGTGTAATAATTTTATATCTGTCATTTATACTATAATAATATATTTTTTATTTAAAATATAATTATTATTTAAATAATTATTTTATTAAATAAAAAATAATTATTTTATTAAATAAAAAATAATTATTATTTAAATAATTATTTAAATAATAAATTATTTATCTTTGATAAATGTATCGTTATATATTTAAAAAAGTAAAAGCAATAATCCCAAAAATATCTGAAACTGAATTAATAGCCCTTAGAACTGGTAATACTCATTTGGATAAAACAATATTTGAAGGTAAATATAAAATTCCAACAAAATTAGATAAAGAAGAACCTAAATTTGATGAAACACGGATTAGTCATTTACTTAAAACTTATGGTAATAAAACAATTTATCCATCAAATGATACAACACAAATATTTAATGTGTTAGGAAAAAATAAATTTTTCTCATATTTAATACCTGAAAAGTATGGTGGAACAAAATTATCGGTGCGCGAGTTATCAAATATATTGACAAAAATATCTTCAAAAAATCTTGGATTGGGTGTTTCTGTCATGGTTCCTAATTCATTAGGTCCATCTGAACTATTAATAAATTATGGAACAAAAGAACAAAAACTAATGTATTTACCAGGATTAGCAGATGGTACATTTATACCTTGTTTTGGTTTAACTGGTCCAAATAATGGTTCAGATGCATTAGGACAAATCGATAGTGGAATTGTCAAAAAGG